GAAGTTTATTAGAACAGTCCGCAATCACACAATCACAATAGACAATTTGAAGTATGAGTTCATATACGACTTTGAGGGAAGGGCTGGGGAGATTGGAAGGAACAGAAAAGCCCCAGCGGTGGTGTGTTATAGGGACATAGAAAACGCCACCGTTTTGGAAGTGTGGGATGAAAAAGAAACCCGCCCACTCGGAATAGCCAGACTAATATCCACTGATGCCCCCAGCCTTGACCCAACGGAGATTAGAGAAATCAAAAACAAGGAAAAGAGGATAGAGAGAAGAAAGAAGAAGCTAAAAGAAGAACTCATTGAGATAGAACAGCAAGAGATAAAACAACCACAACAACAAAAAGAGACTGCAACCTTTTTAGAGCTTTTAAGCGCCGAGCAAAGCTTACAACCAGCTTCTCAACCCGACGAAGAGGAGCTGGATCCAATAAAACTCTTTTTAGGAGGTGAAGAGTCATGACGCACGCAGAGAGCGTTTTGATTGCAACCTTGCAGGCACTAAGGCGCCTTAGAATGGAGCAAGCTATGCCCCTGCACGGCATTGTGTGGGGTAAGTGGGGGACAGGTAAGACCGTCTCCGCACAAAAGATTGCAAAGCGTGAGCCCGACGTCTTCTATGTGAAAGCTCCCGACGGCGAAATAACAAGGGGGCGGTTGTATAGGCTGATTGGGTTCAGCTTAGGGTGTGGGGCAAGGTCTACATATGAAAGCACTTTAGACCTCATCAAACACCACCTGCTATACTACAATCTTAGACCAATCTTAATCTTTGATGAAGCCCAGAGACTACTCAGAAAACAGCACATTCTAAATGAATTGAAAGACCTCTCCGAGGATGAGGAGCTCGGCTTTTCTTACCTCTTCCTCGGAGACCAAACTACACCCCGATTGTTGTCGGCATACGACCATAGCTTGTTCAAAAGATTTGCCATAAAGAAGGAGCTTCAGCCACTAACGCAAGAAACAATCACCTTCCTCATTAAAGAATACCGCATACAAGCAGACCCAGCCCCAATTCTCCAGTATGCAAGAGAGAGAGGCTGGACCACATTGGACACAGCAATTTGCTTGCAAGCCCTAAAGAACCAAAAAGTAGAGCCATCCATAGAGACACTGGAAAAGATAGCAAAAGCTTTAGGGAGGTAAACCATTATGACAGATGGGAAAATCTGGGAAATCATGTTAAGACTAAGAGTTTTCACTCCTTGGATGGTGCTAAAAGAACTAAGCCCGCCGGATTTCCTCAGGCAATATGTAAAAGAGAGAATAAGGAGTTTGATAGCATCGCAGGTAAAGGCGGACATCCTCCAAGTTTTAAATGAGGACCCGCCCGTGTTTGGGTTCCCGGGGGAGTCTGTAGAAAAGGTAAAAAGAGAGTGTAAGATCTGTAGAAAGAAATTCATTCCAAGACAAGACAGCGACCAGCACTGCAGTAATGAGTGCGAAAAAGAATACAGGAAGAGGTTTTTGGAAAGGATGCGGAGAGAAAAGGGGATGGAAGAGCGTCGTAGGTATGAGCCATGGGAGGAAGAGCTTATCTGGGAGGCATTGAGTAAGCACGGATGCAAGTCTGCAATTTTGCAGGAACTTGCGAAAAGGTTAAACCGCCACCCCGAGGCAATCAAAAGCAAGTTTAAGAAGATGAGAACAAAATCAAGGAGGCAAAGACATGCTTGACTACGATAAAGACTTTTATGTGAAACAGGACTTGTCTATGCTTTTCAAAGAAATGCTGCGCTTAGTAAGAAAAAAGCAGATAGAAAAGACTTTCCCAGTGCGAGACGCTATTGAAGAGAAACTAATAGCTGGCGTGACAGAAGAAGAAAGCAGAGAATTCACTAATCTCTTGTATCGCTTTTGTCATAAACATAGCCTACTGACTAAAAAAGAAAAGGAGGAGCATCATGACGGAGAGGCAAATCCTTAAGAAGATAGACGAAGCCTTAGAGTTGCTTATGCAGAAGAATATCAGAGAGGCACTAAAAGTGCTAATGGAATTGAAAACAAGGTTAGAGATGGAAATGAAGAAAGAGGAAGAGGAAAAAGAAGATGGGAAGAAACTGCAACACTTAATGGGATGGTATCTACGCTTGTGGGAAGGCAGACCGCCTGAAGCCCTAAGGTTCGTGGATTACAAGCATATCATAGGGAAGCATCTCAAGGAACTGGCGGAGATATACGAACGGAACGGAGAGGATATTGAGAGTTTGAAAAAAGACTATGAAACGTTTAAGAACTCCCGCAGGGATTGGAATGGCGTCCTTCAGTTTAGACAGCAACTTCCAAATATCAAAAATGCAAAAGGCAAAGAGTGGAGTAGCTACGAGAACTTGAGAGGGAAAGACTACTACCTCAAAGGCTGGGACGAGGAAGAGAAACCTTTTAGTTCCGAAGATGACAACTTCTCTTGGTAGGAGGGAAGGGCTATGACGAAGGATTTATACATAAAGCTTATAAACAGACCAGAACCAATCAGAAATCTTCTCTGCAAAATTGCAGAGGAGGAGTTGGTGGAAGGGCGAACGGAGCTCGTGGATGTGAAGACTTTAGACTACGCAAAAAGAATATACAAACTCACGGTGATCAACGAGGAACTGGGCACGGTCTGGGCGACAATCCAACTCCTTCCGCAGGAAGTGTTCGGTAACGAAGGCTATTTATGGAAGCTTTTAGACCTTGAATGGGAGGGCGGAAGATGAGGAAGGTGTATAAAAGCATAGAAGAAGTTAGAACCGTATTCCCGGATGCCAAGATCCACGAATACGAAAGCTTTTTCATGATAGAGGACGAAAAAACGGTTAGCATCCTGCCCAAAGCCCTTAGTAAAGAAAGGATATACACCACATTGCTTTCAAACGGATTTCCTGAAAAGTATTTGAAGGTAATCTTCAATGGGCTGGAAGAAACAGAGGCTATTAAGAAGGTGAGAGAAATGAGGAAGAGGGGGGCTATCTTGGACGGTCCCCCGGGCGTGGGGAAAAGTATAGCAAGCACATGGAAGATTGCAAAGTTGCTCCAATCACGCCAAATTGCAAACCCTCTCTATCTCTCGTGCGTAGCCTTCCCAGACCTGAAAACGCTTTACAACTCATACAAAGAATACGACGCCTACCTGATAGATGACCTCATCGCTACTCTCCCACAGCACAGACTTGAACTAATCATTGAAATCCTCTACTTTGCAGAATTGCAAGAAAAATACATTTTTATCACTTCCAACAGTTTTACAGAAGTGGCTAAGTCCTTTCCTGAAGCAATACTAAGCAGATTAGTAAGCTACTGTGAGCGCCATAAGATAAAAGAAAACAAAGACCTCAGACTTCAATAGCCTCTTCTATAACGTTCGTTCGTAATTCTCTCAAGCACCCTTCTGATTTCCCTTTCAAGGTCGCTCGCTATGGACTGGGCGACCTTGCTCCCCTCCGTTCCATGCACTTGAATGGGACCTATATTGACTGTGATTGTGGTGGATCCTGCCAATGCCGGTCTTAGTCCTATGGGAGCAAACTGGGATACTCTGATGGCAATATCCTTCATGCGAGTAAAGAGAGGGTCAGGACTAAGACCTGATGCTATTGTCTCAATAAGCTTGATCCTGTGAATATCTCTCAACGGTCCCTCTTTGGCTGGGCTGAAAGGAAGAAGGTTTCTTATCTTCTGAACAATATTTTTCATAGCCTCAATGGGCTTCATAGCAAGAGATTCTATACCTTTCCACAGACTTTCCACAATCTTTTTGCCAGCGGTAAAGAGGTCTATACCAAACACATATTTAACAAGCTTGTTTAGTGCATTAAAGAGAGCGAAAAGCGGATTGATGTTTATAAGGACAACAAGGACTTTTTGCCAAGATGATTTAAGAAAGTCCCAAGCTTTAGCAAGCCATCTACTGACCGTATTCCAATGCCTCCAAAGAAGATAACCAGCACCGATTAGAACGCCTACAGCGAGGGCAATCCAGCCGATCGGAGAGGCGAGTAGGGCTATGCTAAATGCCCTCAACGCCATAATAAGCTTTCCGACAGCTGACACAGACATTAACCACTTAACAGGGGCAAACGCCAAGCCAAACAGTTTCATAAAAGAAGCAACAGCTAAGCTGACTGTGCCCATGATTGCAAGAAAGCTAACAAACCCACCAACCGTAAGCGTGAGAACTCTTGCTACTGCTTTGTTCTCTTGTATGAAATCTGCAAACTTTCCTAAAAGGTCGTTTAGAGGGTTTAGTATAGCTATCAAGGTAGGAGCAACAAGAGAACCAATTACGGACAGCAGGTTTATAAGCGTCCCTTCTACCGCCTCAAGCACGTTTGCATATGTGTTCATCAAACGATTTAACCTTTGTTGAAGGCTTGCTTGGTTATCAAGCTCTTTTGCCATCTTCTCAAGTCCTGAAAAGCCTCCCGCTTCAATCTGCTTCCTCAGTTGTTCGTATTGTTCCTGAAATTCCGCAATTTTCTTTGGGTCGTGGGTTGCTTCAATGCTTTTTCTGATTTCCTCAAGATACATAAGGGCTTCATCCTTCGTTGCAGCAAGTAAGGGGGCAATGGCACGCATACCTTCAAGATCAAAAAGCTCTCTTATTGCTTGCATTCTCTTTAACGGGTCCTGAATTGCAGAGAGTTCTTTTCTGACTGCCATCAGAAATTCCTCAAGCTTAAATGCACCTTTTTCGTCGTAGAAGTCTGCAAGCTTGATTTCAAACTCAAAGCCTTTTGCTTTAAGCTTCTTTATGCGTTCTTCCAGTTCAGGAATTCTCGCAAGGATGGAACGAATGCTTGTGCCCGCCGTCTCACCTGCTATACCGAACTGCTTCAGAGTTCCCAACCACGCAAACATAAACCTTGAAGCCCTGAGCCCTGTGAATCCAAGCTGATTAAGCTCCGATGCAAAATACTTCGTCGCATAACCAATCTGGGTTAGCGTTAAACCACTTGCGAATTTTAGCCTTTGAATTTGATCTGCAAATGCTTCAAAATCCTCTCCCGCCACTTTGAATGCGTTAGAGAAGCTTTGCACAATTTCTGCAACCTCCTTCGGACTTGCCTCCTCCCTGAAGAGCACCCAAAGGTAAGATGCAGCTTTTAATCCACCACCAACAATCTTGTCTATCTCCATACCTGCGGACTTTAGGGCAGTAACCACACGATAGAAGTCCGCTGTCGTTCCCGGAAGTTTTGTTCCGAGTTCTTCCACTTGCTTGTTTAATTCCTTGACTTTCTCAACAGGCAAGCCCTCTTTGGTCATGAGGGCTACTTCCATTTCCGCTTGTGCAAGTTCCAAGCTTTTATAGGCGTCTAAGGTTTTATAGAGAGTAGCCAAAGGTAAGGCTGTGGCTTGTGCGACTTTCAAAGTGAAATCTTCTAATTTTTCTGAAGCACTCCAGATTACCCTCGGGTCAAAGGCTTGCCTTAGGGTTTCTCCAAAACTCTTTAGCTTACTTTGCGTTTGATTTAGTTCATTGTTAAAGTTTGAAACTCCATCCCTGAGGGATGTAAGCTGGCGGGAGAAGTTGTCTATTAGTTGAATAACTACCGCAACAGAGAAGTCCATGCCTATTCATCTTCTAAAAGTGCAGCCTGCTGTTCGTAGTATCCAGAAAGCTTTTTAGCCCAAAACTTCAACTCCGTATAAGCCATATTAGCCAAGTCGGAATAGGAAAAACCGTGCTCAACCATAGCTAAGATTGTGTCTGAACCGACAAAGGGGCGTATATCTCCGTAAATTCTTTCATAAGGGTCATCACATCAGCAAGGGAGAGTTCTTCAAGGTCATCCTCTTTAATGGGTTTCCCGTCAATTTCCGTAAGCCTTACTATCAAAAGCTTAATAATATCGTTTTGCCCAGTTGAGTTTGATAAAGCCCAGAACAAATCTTTACCTTTGCCTTCTTTAATCTTTGCAATCCTTCCACTGGGAAGCGTGAGTTCTTTTAGGAATTCCTTAGCCATCTTTAACCTCCGATGTTAGTCTTGTAGGCTTGGAGAATATCTTGCCCTTCTACCTTGTAGATATTGTTCATCACATCCACTTCTACAACATCCCTGCTATCAACCTCAAGCTTGTAATACAGGACGGAGATGGTGGCTTCCGCTTCTGCGGCTTCTCTGGCTTTGAACTTTCCACTGTCAAACTCTTTGAAAAAGCCTCGCAACTCCGCCTTAACTGGAACCTCTCGGGCTACTCCTCTCTGGTCCCAGTCCTGTTTTGATGCCCTGACGATGACAGTCCTCAGAACGAATGGGTTTGAAGCGAGGGCGATGAAATCGCCGTAGATACTGTTAAACTTTATCCTTGCCTCAAGCTTATCAAGTCCAGCCGGAAGTTCCATCTCTCCGTAAAGACCAAGTGCCTTTGCGTCTGCAAACTTGAACTTGACCTTCGGGAGGTCTACCTCTTCAGCCTTAGCTATAAAGTCCGTGCCGTCTATATACACCCTTGCGTTAAAAACTTTGCCCACTTCAATAGGCATGGCTTAACCTCCTACTAATTTTTTGAGTAGTTCTATGTTTATCACTTGTTCAAAGGTTATGCGTTCCGCTGGGGTTGGTGGCATTATCTCGTAAGTAAAGGTAAGATGTCCGTTGGCAAGATTTACCTCTGGGTTTTTATCCTTCAGGAAGTAGCATTTACCGTCCACGAGGGCACCTCTTCCGATAAGGGTTCTGATAAAAGCGTTCACCATGCTTAAAACCCCGTCTATTGCCACGGTGATGGGCTTGTCCAAAAACTGCAAAGTTGCATACTCTATGCTTTCTGCAATGATGTCTGCGGTTCTGCGGACGGAGATAAAGTTTTTTGGGTCGGATTTAGTTGGCCACGCCGCAGATCGGTTGCCCCAAACCCTGTAGCCTGTTCCAAAACTGTTGAAAACTGTCACTATTCCGTTTTCGTTCAGAAGGTTAGCTTCAGTGTTTGGGTCGTTTATGGCGCATGTGATAGGACGCTCCACTCCGATAATGCCGAGTATCTCATGGTTGGATGGAGAATACCAGTAGCCTTCCTCATGATCTACTTTGGCTATAACTCCAGCTAAGCGTTGGCTGAATGGTTCAAGGCGTTCAGAGTTGGTTGCGGTGTCGTAGACTTTGAGGTGAGGATAGCAAATAACTGCCCTGTAGGCAGAAGTGTTAAGCTGACCGCCTGCACCTCTTGCGTTAATAACCTGTTGAGGAGTTAGACCGGCTGGGGCGTCGATCAAAGCTAAGGCACGGTGAGTTTCACAAAGGGCTATCATCTCTGCCATAACACCCGGAGACTCGCAATAGACCGGGCAGAGTATTAGTTTTGCAGTAAATCCAAACCTACTGTATAGCTCGTCAATTATCTTTAGCCCTGTCCTCTTCCCTGTTGTAGCATCATAAGTGCCGATGATGTCTGCGGGAGTGACGGTTGAAGGGTCGGGTTGATTATCCGAGTTTTTGTGCCTTCTTGGGTCAAAGACATTAACCACGATAACAGTTGAACCTCCGTGATCAAAGATAGCATCTAAAG